GTACTAATCCTGACAATGGCAAGTTCTTTGTTTGCACCAAAGCAGCATTCAACAAGAAAAAGATTCGTCTTTGTTATACTATTGATGACATCTTTACTCACTTTGGACATCAATTAGAAGTCGTTGAGATCCTGTCATATTGTATCAAGTATCTTCCCCGCACAGAGAACATCTATTGGGGTGATTGGTTGGGTTTCGGTCGCACTAATATCCTGAAACCTAACACCATTTCTTATCTCTTTCCTGAGAACATTTCACAGAAGATGGTGATTGCACCTCATACTCAAGTGTTTGTTGATGGTCCTATGTGTGACGCAACATGTAAACCACTGATTGAGATATTTGATGACACCTCTATCATCAAGTGGGTGCAACCTTCTATTGATCGTCTTCCTTCTGGTCAAACTGCACCGAAACTTAATACCACCAATGTTCAGTTCATGACAACCAAGGAGGCAAATGTTGCAAAACAGAAGATTAATTCTCTGATCAAAGAGGGTCGTGAGTTGACTGATTCTAATCTATTTGACATCTTTGGTTGTGTTTATCTGGTCAATCTTTATCAGATGATTATTGAAATCAAGGATGACATCATGGAGTCTATGATTGTCAATGATGCACCTCGTAGTTTCATTTTTGATGATGTAGAAACTGACGGTGAGGGTTATGTATTCCACACTGAGTTTGCATCATTCAAACTTGTCAATCGTGAGGAGTTTGCATACGCTAATTTCACTGATGGTCGTTTTAACTGATGTTTGCATTCCGTTTTCTATTCTGTATCGCAATCGGTTCATTTTTTATCTCCACTATCAGCATCCTATCTCCAGATAAAGAGGCAGAGAGGAGACAAGAGACAAGAGATGTAGTCGAAAGACTCATGAAACCACCCTCAAATGTTATTCAATAAAGTTACTCACCCTTAAACTGCCCCATTGATATACACACCTACATTATGACAATCACCCTTCGCCCACACCAGCAACGGGGTCTTGATGCACTTCACCAAAATGCCATCGGTCAGATCATAGTTCCAACTGGAGGAGGTAAGACACTGATCGCAATCATGGACGCTGTGCGTCGTTTTGAGATCAAAGTTCCCCGTGTGATTGTTGTTGTCGCACCTCGTATTTTGTTGGCAGAACAACTCTCTTCAGAGTACCTGGAGCACATCACAAATGCAAATGTTCTTCATGTTCATAGTGGAGAAACCAAACATTTCAAGACAACTAAAGCAGAACGGATCAAGTTGTTTGTGGAGATGTGTCAAACTGTTCGTGAACATGTTATCATCTTCACGACATATCATTCCCTGCACCGTGTGCAAGAGTCTGGAATCCCTGTAGATACTGTTTACTTTGACGAGGCACATAACAGTGTCCAACGTCACTTCTTCGGTCCTACAGAGTATTTCTCGAAACACGCAGATCGTTGTTACTACTTCACTGCGACTCGCAAGACTTCGGTGACTATCAACAAACCAGGGATGAACGATCGTGAGGTCTATGGTGACATCATTGCTCGTGTATCTGCACCTGAACTTGTTGATGGTGGGTTCATTCTTCCTCCTAAAGTGAAGGTGATTGAGATGGATAAGGTGGACAAAGGTTCTATCACTCCACATCTTGAGAGTAACAACATTCTCTCTACGATTGATGAGATGGATGTAAAGAAAGTTCTGGTATGTTCCAAGACTACGAAACAACTCACCACGATCTTTCAGACTGATTTTGCAAAACAACTTGCACAACGTGGATATTCTTATCTCTACATAACTGCAAAGACTGGTGCTGTGATTGACGGTAAGAAAGTCAGTCGTGAGATATTCTTCGAGACACTGAATGCATGGGGTAAAGATACAGACAAAAAGTTTGTTGTTCTTCATCGTTCGATTTTGTCTGAAGGTATCAATGTATCTCAACTAGAATGTGTTATCTTCATGAGGAACATGGATGTGATTGAGATGACACAAACCATCGGTCGTGTTCTTCGTAAAGGTGGACAATCGAAGACCTATGGGTTCTGTGTTGTCCCTGTTTATTCTAAGGTTGGTATCTCTACCGCCAAAGGATTGCAGACGGTAGTTGATACCGTGTTTGAAAAAGGTGAGATGCTTGACTCTGTTGTTCGTCGTTAATTTATATGCAACAACCAACCAATTCGTATATTCTAAATTGTAAACCAGGACCGTTATCTTTTGTTGTAGGTGATTGGAATGATGCAAAGGGTTTCTATGCGGCAGTTCCCTGTCATAAGGGATTGGCGATTGTTAATCAAGGCATTGTAATAAAGATTTGCAGAAACACATCTTCTGCTCGAAAGTATATTGAGAAACATCAAAAACGTAGGAAATAAAGTTACTCACCTCTAAAGTGCCCTATAGGTGTAAGACACCACAAACATTATGAACACAACACAAACTAAAACTGAATATCTCACTGAGGCAATGATCGAACAGGTGAATGACCTTTGGAAAGTTAACACGATCGAGTCTGGTCGTTCTTTCTATCCTCGTCTGAGTTATAAGGTCGCTAAGAAGTATATTAAAGTTTTTCAAGGTCATGTTAACTCTGATGGTTCATATGAGACTGAAAGTGTATTCATGTTCATCGACAAAGAGACTGGTGCTGTATACAAACCAGCATCATATAAGGCACCTGCTAAAGGTATTCGATTCTTTATTGAATCATTGGCACAGTATCCTGGGTTGGTAGATCCTTATGGTTCATTCCTTTATGTACGATAAAATCTGTTTTTTTCTTATTAATCACACTAACTAACATCATGCCATCAGTTTTTGCAATCCACGTCACTGAACAAATCACAACTTCATATGAATTTGATACTGAAGAAGAAGCAAAAACAGCACTCGAATCTATGGACTTTATGTTACATGAATCAGAGGTGATTTATGGTGAGGTTCTTAACACTGAAATCGTCGAACTTAACTAACATCATGCCAACTGATTTCCCTATCTACAAAAAACAACTCCCACAAGTATGGTTGGAGGATGATAAGTTTATCATCGAATCATCTTCGTTCCGTTATGTAATTATGGATGATTTAAAACTGCTGTTTAAACTATGCAGAAAGTTTAAGACTGATGCAATTGCACAAACTTACGTCACTAACTAACAATCATCATGTATGAATTTGAAGTCACATTGTCTAAAGGTGGTCGTCACATTGTTATCACTGTGATGGCAGAATCGACTCATCGAGCATACAAACAGGCAGAACATTTATATCCTGGATGTAGGGCACTGAATGCAGTTATGTTGTAATTAAAGTTACTCACTTCTAATCATATGAATTTGAAACAAAAGAATCTGCGTCTTTTTTCCATGAATCTATTTCAAGGTTTGTTAAACATCATTCAAAGGTATAAACACACTCAAAAGTTGACATGTCTTCCACTAATGAGTAGTCATGATATAACTTTGAATTTGAAGAATCAAGATGTAGGATATTATAGGTGAGGGTTAATCCTTTACTATTAAAGTTACTCACCTCTAAAGTGCCTTATAGATGTAAGACACACACCAATCATGACTCAATCAACTTTTCAAACTACAATCGAAGATAACACCTACAACGGGTGGACCAATTATGAGACCTGGAATGTAGCATTATGGATTGGTAATGATCAAGGTTTGTATAACCTAGCACGTCGTTGTTATTCGTATCAAGATTTCGTCAATCGTTATATGGAAGAAGGTGATACAACTTTAGATGGAGTAAAATGGGATGATGTTAATCTGAATACTGTTGAACTCGATGAAATGATGGAGGAACTTTGATCATGACACAAACTGAGATTCAAAAACATTTAGAAGACCCATATAATCGTCTTCGTTATTGTTATGAATTTATTGGTGAAGATGAAGATATGAATCGAAAATGTTATAAGAGAATCTATCACTATCTGTCCACATTATCTGACACTGAGTATCACTACTAATGACAACCACAGTTGAACTAGGAAAGGCACAATTCTGGACGATTGAATCATTTCAGTTTGAATATGAGGACGGATATTTTTATGAAGGAGAAAGATGTGAGGAACTTGATACTTATTGGTTTGAATCAGTAGGTAGTACATTAGGTGAATATGTTGATCAGGAATGTAACAATTATTTGAAGGAAGAAGATCATGTCATGGTATCAATTATTCCAAGAAGATGGGCAACTATAGTTAATGGAATTCCAGAAGATTATGGTGATGATTGTTTAGGGCGAGAGGATTATATCTGGAATGGTAGTGAATTACTGACACAGGAAGAGTATATTAATGAGATGAATTCTATTTGAATTAAAGTTACTCACCTCTAAACTGCCCTATAGATGTAACCACTCAACTCACACCAATCATGAGAAAGATCGAATCCCAAATGTGTCAGGCAATCAAAGACAATAAGTCATGGAAGTCTGGTAATACTGAAGTACAATATGTGGGAGATAATCTCTCTATTGTCTATCTTCATGGTAACAAAATTGCAGTTGTTGATGATACTACTATGTCAATCTTCGATGGAGGTTGGAAATCAGTTACAACAAAGTCTAGACTGAATGCACTCTGTGTTGAATTCTGTATCACTGGAGAGTGTGTATATCAGAAAGACTTCCTGTGGTATGTAAGAAAG